AGGGCGGAGAGAACGCCGAGCAGGTGCGCAGCATGCTGGGAGCGCTCGGCGAGGCCCTGACGCATGCCGCCCACGACGACCAGGCCCACGACGACGGGGGCGCCGCCGGGGGGTGAGCCTGTGCTCGACCTCGACCGGTTGCCCCTGTCCCGCAAACAACTTCGGAGCATCGGTCAGGCCACGGCCCGTATCAACCTGTGGCATGGGTCCGTCCGGTCCGGGAAGACGATCGCCTCGCTACTGGCGTTCGTGATCGCCGTCGCCACGGCCGGACCGTCGGGCTTGATCATCATCGTCGGGCGCAGCTTGCAGACGATCGAGCGCAACGTGTTGGAGCCCCTACAGGACCGCGCGTTATTCGGGCCCCTCGCCCGGCACGTCGTGCACACCAGGGGCGCCACCACGGCCGTAATCCTGGGGCGCACCGTCCACTTGATCGGCGCCGCGGACGCCCGCGCCGAGGGTCGGCTACGTGGCCTTACCGCCCAGCTCGCCTACGTCGACGAGGCAACCCTGTTGCCCGAGGCGTTTTGGACCCAGCTACTCGCCCGCCTGTCCGTGCCCGGGGCGAGGCTGTACGCGACGACGAACCCCGACTCGCCGCGGCACTGGTTGAAGGTCGGATACCTCGACCGCATAGCCGAGTTGGACATGCGGGCGTGGCATTTCAAGTTGGCGGACAACCCCAGCTTGTCGCCTGAGTACGTCGCAGCACTCGCCGCGGAGTACACCGGTCTGTGGCGTAAGCGCATGATCGAGGGCGCGTGGGTGGTCGCCGAGGGCGCCATCTACAGCGAGTGGGACGAGGACCGGCACGTCGTCGACCAACTGCCCACCATGCGGCGGCACTTCCTCGGTATCGACTACGGCACGACGAACCCGTTCTCGGCCGTCCTGCTCGGCATGGGCGACGACGACCGCCTGTACGTCGTGGCCGAGTGGCGATTCGACTCCCGCACCGCACACCGGTCCATGACCGACGCCCAGTACAGCGCCGCCGTCCGGAAGTGGCTCGCCGACTACCGACCGCCCGACGCACCGGCCGGCACCGGCAAGGGCGTCATGCCCGAGTGGACGTTCGTCGACCCGAGCGCAAAGTCGTTCTCAACTCAGCTATGGCACGACGACTACCAGGGCGTAGCGCGCGCCGACAACACCGTCGCCGACGGCATCCGATCCGTGGCCGCCCTGTTCGCCGCCGACCTGTTGCTCGTACACCGCTCGTGCGACGGCCTGCTCGGCGAACTGCCCGGTTACTCATGGGACCCCAAGGCGAGCGAGCGCGGCGAGGACGCCCCGTTGAAGATCAACGACCATTCCGTCGACGCGCTGCGCTACGCGATCCACTCAACCGCCCACGAGTGGCGGCACCTACTCGCCCAAGCCGCGTAGGAGGTCGCCGTCGTGTCCTCCACCCCGCCCCTGTCCGCCGTCGTGTGTCTGCCCGTGCGCCTCGATATCGCCGGGCACGTCGCCGAAGTCGGGACGATCGAGCTTGACACCGGCAAGCCCACATGGCCCCAAGTAGCCGACGCACTGCGCGAGTTGGCCGACGCTCTGACCGCCGCCGCCGATTCCCCGCCCGACGAGGACGACGAACAGGAGGTGAGCCGCGATGGCACTTCCTGAGAACGGCGCAGCGTGGCCGCCCCCGCAGTGGGCCCCGTACTACGCCGAGATGCGCACCGATGACGCCTGGTACTCCGGGGACCGCCGGCGGATCGCCCGCGTGTGCGGCGAGGAGGAGCACACCGCGCAGCACCGCCGGGGCCCGTGGAACCGGCGCCGCGAGCAGCCGCGCCGACCGCGCCATCGGTTGCACGTGCCGTTGCCGTCCGATATCGCCTCGACGTCCGCCGACCTGTTGTTCGGCGACATGCCGACGATCAAGGTCACGGACAAGACCACACAGGAACGCCTCGACACCCTGGTCGACGAAGGCCAGGCGCAGCAGATCTTGCACGGCGGAGCCGAGCAGGGTTCGGCCCTGTCCGGGGTCTACCTGCGTTCCACGTGGGACCGCGAGCTAGTTGACCGTCCGATCCTGTCCGTCGTGCAGCCCGACAACGTCGCCCCCGAGTTCCGTTGGGGCATGCTGCGCGCCGCCACCCTGTGGCGGGATCTCCCCGGCTCGACCGCGTCGACGATCCTGCGGCACGTCGAGCGGCACGAGGTCGGCCGCATCCTGCACGGCCTGTATGTCGGTACCCCCGACAACCTGGGGCGTGCCGTCCCCCTGTCCGAACACCCCGAGACGGCCGACCTGGTCGCCAGTCTCGGCGAGGACGGGGTCAGCGTCGCAACGGGCATCCGCGACCTGACCATCAGCTACGTGCCCAACATCGGGCCCAACCGACTGCACCGGTCGAGCCCCATCGGACGGTCCGACTTCCAGGGCATCCGCGACCTGTTCGCCTCGCTTGACGACGTGTGGACGTCATGGATGCGCGACATCCGCCTCGCCCGCGCGCGGCTGATCGTCCCTGACGGATACCTGCGGGACTACGGCCCCGGCATGGGCGCAGGGTTCGACGACGACCGCGAGGTCTGGCACTCCCTCCGCATGCCGCCCACCGAGGGCAACGGCATCACCCTGAATCAGTTCGAGATCAGGGTCGAGGAGCACCAGCGCACCACGGAAGCACTCATGCGGCAGGCCGCCCAGTCCGCCGGCTACAGCGCGCAGTCGTTCGGCCTCGACGGCGGAGGGCAGCCGATCACCGCGACCGAGGTCGACAGCCGAGACGCCCGATCGATGGTGACCCGGAGGAAGAAAGTCGGGTATTGGCGCCAACCCCTCGCGCACAGCCTGCACGTTCAATTGCAGCTCGACGCCGTGCACTTCGGGCAGCGCATCATGCCCGAACGCCCAACGGTGGCGTTCGGCGACGGAGTCGCGGAGTCCGAGCAGAACACGGCGACCACGCTCGAACTACTTCAGCGAGCCGGAGCCGTGTCGACCGCGACCAAGGTCCGATGGCTGCACCCCGAATGGGAAGACAACCAGGTCGACGCCGAGGTCGCCGCGATCCTGCGGGAAACCGGCGCCGCAGACATGGCCGACCCCGGCGGGACGTACCCCCTCTGAACCGCTATTCGGTACGGAAGAGGATGGAGAGAACCCGCTCCGCGCGGGCCCGCAACTCAGGGTCCGGGGCGAACATGGCCACCGTGACGAGGCAGATGAGCATGGCAGCGATCATCGAAGGCCCTGCGCTCAGGGCGAGTTGAAGGTTCACAGCGACGAAGCTAGCGACCCGTCGACACGAGCGCTATTTATCTAAATATGGCCTAGGTCATTCTGTTTTCGTACTTAAATTGCGTTGTTCCACAGAGAAATTCAGCCTAAACGCTTCGCAGCTCACGGCCCGTTTCACCGCCAAAAGCCATCCGAATTCTGATGGGCAGCATAAGCAAGTGGGGGGTGGAATGTGGCAATCCACCCGGGCATGGTCGAGGATCTGGCCTCGACGACGCGCGACACCTACGCCACGGCCGAGGAACGGCTGTTGGGCATCATCGCGCGCCAACTCGCCGCCGGCCTCGAAGCGCCCGGGTGGGTCGAGGCCAAGCTCGCCGCCGTTCAGCAGGTGCGCCGCAGCGCACAGGCCGTCGTCGACGAGTTGGCCAAGGCGACCCGCCTCGACGTGTTCGACGCGGTCGCCGAGGCGTACAACGTCGGACACCGGTCCGCGGTCGCCGAGTTGGGCGCCCTGTCCGACGACGCCCGCCGCCTGGTCGACGACCGCTTGCCGAACGCGCAGGCCGTCGACCGCCTCGCACAAGAAGCCGTCGACGTCGTCACCGCGACGCACCGCGGCATCCTGCGCGCGGTCGTCGACACCTTCCGGGCGGTCGTCTCCCGCGTTGCCGCAACGCCCTTGCTCGGCACCGGCACCCGCCGACAGGCCGTGCAAGACGCGCTCCGCGAGTTCGCGAACTCCGGTATCCGGGCGTTCGTCGACAAGGCCGGCCGTCGCTGGTCGCTCCCCTCGTACGCCGAGATGGCCGTACGGACGGCGACCGCGCGCGCCGCGACCGAAGCCCACATGCGCACGCTCGCCGAGCACGGCGTCGACCTGGTCGTCGTCTCCAACGCTCCGCGCGAGTGCCCGCTCTGCCGCCCGTGGGAACGCAAGGTACTGACGATCGGGGGCCCGTCCGGGCCGCGCACGGTCGAGGTCGAGCACGCCGTCGAGGACGGCCGCATGGTCCGTGTGGACGTCGCGGGCAGTCTCGACGAAGCGCGCGCCGCTGGGCTACAGCACCCCAACTGCCGCCATTCCGTGAGCAGTTACACCCCAGGCTTGACCACGGTTGAGGACGCCGAGCCGGACCCGGACGGGTACGAGGCAGGGCAGCGACAGCGCGCCATCGAGCGGAACATACGCAAGTGGAAGCGCCGCGAGGCCGTCGCCACGACGCCCGCGGAGAAGCGGGCGTGCGCTGCCAAGGTGCGGGCGTGGCAGGGCAACATGCGCCAACACCTCGCCGACAACCCCGACTTGCGCAGGCTCAGGCAGCGCGAGCAGCCCGGGGCGGGGAACCTTCCCGAGCAGCGCCCGCCGCTTGCGCCCGAGCAGGTCGAGCGCGCCCGCGTGTGGTCGGGTGACGAACAGACTTTGCGCGAAATGGACGACGACCAGCTCGCCGCCGCACTGCGGACGCCGCTCGACGACCGCGCCCGCCAGCGGATCGAGGCCGAGTCGGACCGCCGCGACCGCGAGGCCCTGCTCGACCGCGCCGCCCCCCGCGGACGTCTGGTCGACGACCTGCTCGGCCTGTCCGACGACGATCTCGCCCGCGTGTGGGCCCACGTCGACGACCGCGACCGCGTGCGGATCATGGCGGAGACCGACCGACGCGACCGCGCCGGCCTGCTCCCCGACGTCCGGCCCGATCTGGTCGGTCTGTCCGACGCCCAACTCGCCGCCCGCTACCGCGACGCCGGCACCGGGCCGGAGGGCGCAGCAATCGCCGCGGAGGCCGCGCGCCGCGACCTGCTCGCCCGCACGTTCCCCGGCGGGAACCTGCTCGACGACCTCGCCGCCGTCGGCGACGATGACCTCGCATGGGCCATGCAGTACGCCGACGAGCGCGAACTCTTGCGTATCGCCGGCGAGATGGACCGCCGCGACCGCATCGAGCTACCGCAGCCGGCCGCGACCGGCAACGCCGTCGACGACCTGCTCGCCGACCGCGACGCCCTCGCCGAGACCATGGGCGAGCGCACCCCGGACCCGGACGCATGGGGCGCCCTCGACGACACCCCGCCGCCCGCCGCCGACACCACGTTTTGGGACGACCTGAAACGGGCCGCCGGCCGGCTGTACCGGGACGACGAGGAGGACCACGACGAGCGGCACAAGATCACCCGCCGCGAGGCCCGCGCCCTGTACGACGAGTACGTGTATCGGCAGTACCTCGCCGCAGAGGACGCCACAAACGGGTACCTGCTCAACAAGGCCGCCCGCGCCGCCGGGCACAACCCCGCCTCCCTGTTCTCCGGTCCGGCCCGCATCGCGTACGCGAGGGCGTCGGACGAGCTGAAAGAGTGGTGGCAGGTACACGGGCGCCTCACACAGGCCGAGTTCATCGAGCAGGCGACCGGCAAGGCCCAGCGATGGGCCGACGGCGCCCGCAAGAACGAGTCCGACCAGCAGAACAAGAGGTGACCCATGGGCGCGCGCGAGGACGTCGTCAAAGCCACGCAGGAAGGCGCCGCCGCCGGACAGCAGGGCGAGCCGGCGACCGTGTGCCCGTACCCCGGAACGTCGATCCTGCGGACCGCGTGGATACGCGGATACGCCCGCGCGCGACCCGTCGCCGACGCGAGCGAGCAGGACGTCGCCGAGTAACTGAAGAC